TCTATCGGTTTGAGCAACGATTTGGATGCGCGTATGAACGAGTTCGGGTCGAGCGTGCCCCAGGCGATTGCGCCGGGCCAACGAAAGGTGGCCGCGACGCTTTCGCTGTACAGCCAGGACGACAACGCGACTCAAGCGCTGTATACAGCGGCACGACAGCAATCGCCGATCAGCGTCATGTTCCAGTTGGGAGACACTCAAGGGCAGATGATGGGAGTTTACTTGAGTGGCGTGGTACCGGTGGTCCCGCAATTCGACGATTCTAAGAACCGTCTGCAATGGAGCTTTCAGCCATCGCGGGCACAGGGCACGGTGGACAACGAAATCGCGGTGGCATTTGCGTAAGCCATGACATACGAAAGCGAGCGAATAGTGGAATCGCAAATCGCCGCCGGAGTGCGTTTTCGAGTGGTTCGGATATCGTTCGGGCGGCGCATGGAACTCATGCGCGAGGTGCGGGAGCTAGCGCGGCGCAAAGAGTTTCTGGCGAGCGGGCAAGACGCGGAAGAACGGATGGATGCAGCGCTTCTGCAGGGAGAAATAGACAGACTATTTGTAAGGTGGGGTCTACGGGCCGTAGAAGGGCTGGAGCTAGACGGCGAGGTCGCGACACCCGAGTCTCTGGCGAAGACGGGCCCCGAGGACCTGTTTCGGGAGGCGCTCGAAGCGGTACGAGCAGAAGTGGGATTGACTCCCGACGAACGAAAAAACTAATTGCCGCCTTCCAGTTTTACCTGTCGAACCAGGCCGGATGGAGGTGCGGGGTGTGTAGAAAAGGCGGTCTGGAAAGGAAGCGGCGATGCGGCTGGATTGGCTCGAAGGCTTCGCACAACGGCGAGGCCCCGAGTGAGAAAAAAAACCGGCCCGTCTGGGCCCGTGGGGATGTAGTGCTACACGTGTGTCCGACGTCGTTCATCACGGCGGAAAGTGCGGAACTAGTGCAGGAATTTTTTGTGCGTAAGCGACTGAGCGGGTTCGACCTATCCAGGTTGACCGCCCGGCAGGTGGAAGCGTTCGCGATTCTTGACAACGCGTGGATAACAGAGATAAACGATGGCCAGCAAAACACAAGATGAGCTGCTAAATACGTTTCTGGCGGTGTCGGGCGACCTATCCCGGAGCCCGGACGATAGCATGCAAGCACTGACCAGCTACGCAGCAACCGGCGGCAGCGCGGCAGAGACTTCGGGCGGTCAGAATGTGGAGGGCGGGCCGATCACCCAAACTTCGAGCGGCGGGGCGGGGAGCACGGCAGAGTCGGTTGCCACAAGCGTGCTCGCATCGGGTTTTGGGGTTGTGCCACTCATAGGCGGGCTGCTGGGGCTGTTCGGCGGCGGATCGGCGAGCACTTCACCGCCGCTGCAATACGAGATGCCAGCACCGATCTCATTCATTAGCGCCGACACGGGGAGTGGTCTCGCAGCGATGGACTACGACCAAACCGGGCTACCGCGGCTATACGATCCGACGGGAAGTAACCAGGCGGATTCCGCGGGGGCGCCGGGCAGCGGGGCTACGGCGCAAAGCGGATCGAGCATGCAGGGATCGACCACGGCCTCACCGCAGGTGACCGTCAGTGTGCAGGCAATGGACGCGCAGTCGTTCATGGACTACAGCGGGCAAATCGCGAACGCCGTGCGTAGCGCGATGTTGACCATGAGCTCGCTGAACGACGTCGTCAACGACTTGTGATATGGCAACCTTTCCGACACTAAAAACAGGCGCGGTGGCGCAGTATCCCGCGCAGCGACGGCTACAGTTCAAAAACCAGGCGCTCCGGTTTGTAGACGGAAGCGAACAACGGTATCAGGACTCGGCGAGCGCGCTTCATCAATGGGTGATCCAGCTCAGCCTCCTGGATGAAGGGGAGATGGCGGCGATCGAACACTTTTTTCTAGCCAATCAAGGGCGATTCCTGAGCTTCGCATTTACCGACCCATGGGACGGGACGGCATACCCAACGTGTCAACTGGGGAGCGACAGCGCCGCCCTGGTATCGATCGATACGATGAAGGGCAAGACAACACTCACGATCCTGGAAGTTCGGAGCTGAGGATGCTCACTTACCCACAACTTGCAACTGGAGCGCTGACCCAGTACCGCATCGTCAAGACACGGCAAGAGCGGACCATCCAGAACACGATGGCGGACGGAAGCGTGATCACTGTAGCCGATCCGGCAGGGGCAGCCGTGCAATGGAAGCTGCAGTACACAGCGCTCAGCGACACGGAGCGCCAGACGCTGGAACAATTCTTTGCCGCCGCAGTGGGCACGCTGAACGGGTTTATTTTTCTGGACCCCTCAGGCAATTTGCTGGCTTGGAGCGAGGACCTGACCAACGCCGTGTGGAGCCCGGCGCCGCAACTCGCATTGACCGGTGGAATCAAAGACCCTGAAGGCGGCACCAACGCGTGGCAACTTACGAATAACGGCGCGGGCGACCAGAGCCTGACTCAGGTACTCAACGTGCCGACGACATATACGTACACGTTCAGCGTCTATCTAAACGCGAACAAACCAACAAGCGCGACGCTGCAACTTGGCGGGGCGACAGCATCCGTCACGCTGTCCAATGCGTGGAGCCGGTATCAGATCACTGGAAGCGGCGACGCAACAGCGAAATACATAACCCTTGGCGTCGAGGTTCCCGCCGGAGCGGTCGTGAGTCTGTTCGGTCCGCAGGCGGAAGCACAGCAAACAGCCTCCGTGTACCAGAGGAGCACCATTGGCGGGATTTACGACAATGCACGGCTGCAAAACGATTTTCTGACGGTTACAACGAGTGGCACTAATCGACACTCGGCAACGGTGAACATTCTGTACTATGCAAACAATCTCTGAGCTGAAAGAACAGGCAGTCACCGAAACGCCGCTGGTGCTATTCGACTGCACGATGGCAAACGGAACACTGGAGCACTGGAGCACGCACAATGTGACAGTAAACGGGACCGCATACGCAGCGAAAGTTCTCCGGCACAGCGGCTTCGACATTCAAACAGCCTCCGACCAAGGTGTCGACGGCAGCCCCACGATCGCGGTCTTGCTTGCAAACGCCGACTCGCACTTTTCCGAGCTGGAAGTTGCAGTGGGCTGGCGGGGGGCGACGCTGACGGTGAGCTTCGTCTTCTACGACCTCGTGAACAACGCCCCGGTTACGGACGCGGGCGTCGTTTTCCAGGGGATTTGCAATCCGCCCGATCAAATTCAGGAATCCACGTTTCGGCTATCCGCAACGAACCGAATGAGTCTACAGCGGCTGTGGCTGCCGGAGGTCCGCATTCAGACGAGGTGCCCGTGGACGTTTCCATCCACGCCGGCGCAACAACTAGAGGCAGTGAACGGTGGCGCCGACGGGCAATACTCGCTGTTTTACCGTTGTGGCTATTCAGCAGGTCAAACCGGCGGCACCGGAAACCTAAATAACGGAACTCCGTTCACCTCGTGCGGCTACGTCATGAGCGACTGTCAGGCGCGCGGCATGCAGCGACGATTCGGCGGTCTGGACTACGTCCCGCCGGCGATCGAAGTGCGTCCGTATGGAAAAAATACGGAAACGTCGGCGCTGTCCGTCAACCAAGCACGATACAACGATTATGTTCCCATGGTGTACGGGACAGCTTGGTACTACCCCTTAGTCACTTTCGCGAGAAACGACGGAAATCTCACACGAATGGAAGTGCTGCTTGGCATCGGGCAGATGCAGGGTGTCGTTACGGTCCTGGTGAATGGGATTCAGATACCGTTGGGCGTATCCGGTACGAACATGACCGGAACGGGATGGTACAACGTCATGACACTGGGAACGCGGGACGGGGCATTCGATCCGAGCTTTACGACCAGTAACGGACAGCCGGCCGGGGACCCGTATGGAAGCATGGCCTACCTTTCCGTGGTGGTGCCCAACAGTATCAGCAACGGTAATACTCTTCCGACGGTGGAAGTTTTGGTACAAGGGCTGCTAATACCGGTATACAACCCAGACGGAACATTTGAGAGTAACGCCTTCAGCGCCAATCCAGCTTGGATCCTGTTAGACGTCCTAAGCCGCAGCGGATGGTCGGCCGACGAAATCGATCTAGTAAGCTTCGCGACGGCCGCGGCTTATTGCGATGAGCAGATCGACACGATCGATCTCAATGGGAATGCTATCACGATCCCGCGGTTCCAATGCAATCTTGTGCTCCAGAAGCGTAGGAGCGCCGGGGACATGGTGCGAGGGATTCGCAACGCCGCGCGGCTCTACCTCACCTACGGGCCGGCCGGAATTCTTCAGTTGGTGGTGGAGAATACTCTCGCCTTGCAGCAACCGACACAATCGCCCACGTCCAACAGCACGACGCAGCTAAACGGCGGCTGGCCGGTTTACGAATTCGGCGATGGCAGCACCCGTGTTTCCGGCATTTTGAGAGACCAAGCCGGAGCGCCTAGCGTCACGCTCACCTCACGGAGCGTTGCAGACACACCGAATTGCTACACGGTAGAATTTCAAGACGCGCTTAATGGTTATCAGCAGGATAGCTACACGGTAGTAGATCCGGACGACGTCGCCCTCACCGGGCAACAGACCACGGCGAATCTGCTGGCCCTGGGCCTTCCGAACTACGACCAAGCAGCAAGAATCTTGCAGTTCACCCTCGACAAGACGCTTAGCGGAAATACGTACATCCAGTTCGATACCAGCATCAAGGCGTTTGGAATTCGGCCAGGGGACATCATTACTATCACCTATCAGAAGGAAGGGTTTAACCGGCAGCCGTTTCGTGTATGCAAGATTTCGCCGGCAACCAACTATCGGACAGCGACTATTTATGCGCAGATCCAGAATGACGCCTGGTACTTAGATACGAATGGACAAAGTTCCGCCGCACCAGGCACTACGAACCCACCTCAGGGGGGGATTGGCCTGCCAAAGCCGTTCATGGGTGCGGTGCTGGATGCGTATGGCGGCGTCGAGTTCGGAGTGACGGAGACGGACACGGTCGCGACCGACGGCAGCACTCAGGTGTACGTCCAGTTGACTTTCGATCCGCCTTCGACGAGTTCGTCGAGCGGACCGGGAATACCGCTGGTGAACTATGCGGCAACGCTTGGTACCGGCGGCACATTGGCGAGCGGAGAAACCCTGTACTACGCGGTATCCGGTGTCGATGGCTCGGGCAACGAGGGCAGTCTTTCATTCGTGGTAACGGCGGTCATACCACAGGACAACAGCAGCGTCACCCTTTCAGGCTTGAGCTTCACGCCGGGAACCGCATCCTTTAACGTATACCGCGGCGTAACGCCAGCCAACCTGCTTCGGATTGCAACGACCGTCCCGCTGGCGACGAGTTTCACCGACACCGGGCTGAACCCGCAACTGGTGCCCCCGCCGGACCCTAATTTTGACCACGCAAATTTCTACTGGCGAATGGAAGTTCAACCCGAAACCGCGGCGACGATATACACGAGCAATACAATTGGCAATACCACCCTCGAGATGGCGGCGAACCAGTATCGCGGTCTGACGGTGCGGATCACCCGGGGCACGGGGGCAGGGCAAGAACAGAGCATTGCCGCTAACGACACAACTGTCGTTACGTTAACCGCGCCCTGGATCGTAGCGCCGGATGCGAGCAGTTACTTCGTTGTGGCCGAGAGCGGGTGGAGTTTTGGCGCGCTGACCCAGAGTAGTCCCGTTTCCTTCCAAATCCCGAATCTGGGCGGCGAGACCGTCCACTTGACAGGGCGTGCCGCGAATGTCTTGAATCAAGAGCAGGACCCGACACTGGCGATCGTGACGCGGTGGCAGATTGGTGGTGCAGCAGGCGGAGATTCAGCGGCGTGTTTGGAGCCTTCATTTGCGCTGAACGCCGTGTCCAACGGTGCCGCAGTACTGAGCGGGATTGGATTCACGACTTTGGAGAACACAGACTCCATTTCGTCGGGAACGTTGACGTTGCACTATTGGAACGAACTAACCTCCACGCCCGATACGACGCTTGCCACCAGCATGGCCGCGACTGACACGGTCTTGACGCTGGCTGTTGCAGGCAGCGCGGCAACGGGAAGCATCCTGCAACTCGATGGAGAGATTCTGACGGTTACGGCGGTGGCCAACAACGGAACGCAGTACAGCGTGACGCGAGGGTCGAATGGAAGCCCGGCGTCGGCACATAATGCCGGGGCCGTAGTCTACCAACTGAGCAGCATGACGGTCGTTGTACCGTTTCCTGAAGGGTTCTTTGGGAGCCCGTATTGCGGAAGCTGGAGCTACCCGATTCTTTTGCCGGATTCGAGAATCGGCGGCGCCGAGCTGTGGGTCACGAACCGGATTGGCGATAGTCCAACGGCCAGCGTCTGTTTCACGAACACGGTTGACGAGGGATTGCGAACCTTGAGTGGAGGTCAATACTCCATACAGGTGGATAGCTTTTTGGCAGTCGATCAGTTCGCCGCGCCAGCTCTGGTAGTTGATACATCGCACTCCGTGCGAGACGTCTTCGCGATTCTAGGTACTGCCGCGGATGCAACGGTCAACTTGCAACTGAATCTCAATGGCGCATCGTGGTGCGAGCTCAGCTTTGCCGCCGGAGCGATCGTCTCGACCACGGTGGACGGGTTTGGCCTACCACTTCTCACGGCGGGAGCGCAGCTAGCCCTTTCGGTGTTGTCGGTGGGACAAATCTATCCGGGCGCTGACCTGACTGTGGTCGTACGACTCTAATGGGCGAAATCCTCTCCAAACTGACGCCGAATCACGATCTGCAGTGCTACTTTCAGGAGCCCACGGCGATTGCGGCGCTGAGCCAGACCAGTGCCACGGGATTCACCGTGTCCGGATGCTGGCGGCAGCAATTTGACTGGGCAGTGCTTGAGTGGAATCGCGACAACGTATTCGAGCACCCGGCTCTTCGTAACTTGCCGGACGGCAATCTGAGCGGATTGGTGCTGGCGTACCAGGAAACGCGAACTAATTGCATAGCTATGGACTCCACCTGGTATCCGACGGTCGACTGGCCGTACCTTCGAATCTGGGCGGACGTTGGAGCTGTAGAGACTGTTTATAAGGTCCCACTGTTCAACTATGCCTCTGCGATCGGCCGCGATACCCCGGCGACGGCGCAGATGACGCTCCAAGGGACGATAACTGCTCTCGATTACATCGAGCTCGCGTGGTTGGACCAACACTTCAATTATCGGGTAA